CGTTAGTACTTGCTGATCCTTTAATTTCAACACCGCCATCTTCAGATTCGCCTAATGATTTAAAAGTGCTAGTCCAATGATAAATTTTATTCGACATCTTTTTTCTCCGCTTTTTTCTTAGCAGGAGCTTTTTTAGCTGGTGCTTTCTTAGCGGGTTTTGCTACTTCTACAGTCCAAGGAGCAATACGCTCTACTTTTGCTAAAACCATGCTCCAATTTCCGAAATGCTTCTGCAAAACATAGTCTTTAACTGGGACATCATTCCCTTTAGCTTTATATGTAAGTAAGTCCATTGAACCGCCATTTTTACTAAAGTAGTCAGATAGGGCTTGTGCCATCATTTTTCTTGTCATAATTATTCTTCCTCGCTTGGGGCAGCCTCTTGAGGTCTACCTCCTTGTTCAGGATTAACTGCAGAGCCTGCTATATTTGCAGGTACTCTTGGCTCGTCGAATCCTTCTACAGGTTCTTTTCCTATTGCTTCTCTTGCTTCGTTGGCACTTAAAATACCTGTATTTACAAGAGTAGCATAGTATGCTGCTTGATCTCTCAATTCTGGTTGTAAAGCAGGAATCCCTGTTACATCTTCAGTTAGTGAGAAACCAAAAAATCTTTCTAGTGCATAGCCTAGTTTCTTTACTATAGGTAGTATAGTTTCTAGATAATACAGCCTGTGATTAGGTCTTATATTTGCATTATTACCACCGTCTAATAAAATTGGTGGTATTCCCATAGCTTCTAATATAATTCTTTCATTTGACTTGATGCCTTCTTGAAAGTCTAACTCTTTGAAGTTAATTTCAGTTAGGTTTTCAACTTCAAGTCCGCCATCTAAAAATAGAGGTCTTCTACCTCCTGATTTTGGATTATATCTAGCTACCCATGCTTGTAACATTCTTTCTTTAATTTTTTCAGAAAGAGTGTTTGGTGATTTTAGAACTAGTCCAGGAACTGCCCCATTTTTAAAGAAGTTATCCTGAAAGTCTCTCATACTTGCTAATAGCTTCATAGTTCTAAAAGCTGGTTTTAATCTTGGTACTCCTCTATATATGGAGTTAAAACTGTTTTCTTTAATATGTATAATTTCATTTGGACTATAGTCTATTGAATTATCATATGAATACTTTTCTACATAAGTACTATCGTCTGTATAAATAGTTACTTTATCTGCAGGTAAGTGATATAGGTGCGCTCCATCAAAATAAATAAAGATGTTTCCATCTATAAGTAAATCTATAATTAGGTTTCTTTTAAAAGCACTTATATCCTGAAAAGGATTAGGCTCAACATTTAATAGTAAATCAACTTTAGATCTACGAATGTTTTTAAGAATATTATTAGTACCTACTATCTTTTCTCCGACTGCAAATGGAATTTCAGAAACATCATCAACAATCATATTTACAGCTCTGTTTACAATTTCTAATTGTTCATAAGCATTTCTGTAGTTTGTAACTATTTCTCTAGAATCAACTGTCATGCCCTCATTTCGGGAAATAACATACTGCGCAGGATTTAGTTTTTCCTCTCGCTCAATTCCTAAAAATCTATCATACCATGCCATATTTGTCTCTCTGTTTCTCGACCCATCTTTTTTGTTTCTCTGCGTGTATCAACTTGGGTCTTTTACCATATATTGAATGTAATTTCATATGGTGACTATGGCAGAGTGTGACTGTATCTTTGTAAAGTTCTTTGTAGTGTTCATCAATAAAAGCTTCTCGAATCTCTAGTATTTCTTGCTCGTTGTTAATATTTAATTTATTCTTTTTTATCCAAGTTTCTAGTAGTTCGGTAAGCCCGTAATAATGATGAAAATCTAAGTCACTAGTATTATTACAAATATAACAGTTCAGTGATTTTTTATACTGTGATTTTGCTTTATCTCTAATGTATTTAACTAAATCTCTTTTTAAATTCATTTTTTACTCTTAATTAGAATTATACCAAAAATACACATCAAGTGTCAAGAACTGTTTTTCAATAGGTATCATTAGAAAGTAGTGATTGAAGTTTCGAATGTGTATAACGCATACCTCATAGCATCTGCCATATGTGATGCCATATTATGTTTAGGTTTCTCTTTCATTAAATTAGGGTTGGGATCCCATTGATACTGGTCTAAAGAAGAAAGAGATTCTTTACACTCTTGATGTACAATAAGATCATCGTTGTCTACTATTCCAGCAACATGCCCAATACCGTCAAGGACTGATTTTTTAGCGTTAATAGTAGAGATATCATAATTTTGTGCAAAGTCATATCTAGTTTGCTGAGCAGCTGAGTCAATATAAATGTAATCGATATCCCATTTATGTATTAATTTTCTTATCTCTACCGCGTGCTGTTCTGTTGTTCGTTCTGAGTCCATATATTCATCTAAAATATAGTACTTTTTTGCATCCCAGTCATACGCAAATACACAAAAAGCTGTGGGGTCTTTATACCCTACGTCTAGCCCTGCGAAAACATCCATTTGAGAAGTATCAAATTGTTTTAAATCTGCAATACATTTTTCATGGTTAAACGCCCAGACTTGGCCTTCATAAACATTAAAGTCTGCCATATATTCTTGTGCAAACTCATTTGCTGACATTGTTTTCTTTGCTTCTATAATGTCAGATTCTGATACACGAGGGTTCTCATGATAAGTTGCTTTTATACTACACCATTCTGGAAATTCTTCGCTGTGTCCTCTATAATAAAACTCGGCAAAGTAGTTGTTTCTACCCCTTGGAGTAGATATAAAAATTGCTTTGGAGTTTTGTTTATCTAATGTAGGACGTAGTGCAACATTGAAGGCATCTCTGCCATCTGTAAGAGCGGCCTCGTCAAATATAATTAAGTCATATGATCTTCCTACTACTGAGTCAACCTGATTGATAGAACCCATTCTTATAGTAGAATTATTAGATAGTTCAATAACTTTATCTTTTGCATTATCTCTTACAACTTCTAAATCAAAATGTTTTATTAGATTTCTTTGTAAGTCAAAAGAAATTTGAGATAAAGAATAGTTAGGAGACATTAATAGTACATGACTTTCAGGAACTAAACAAACTAGTTGCCCGATGATATTAGATATATAAGTTTTTCCTTGTCGACGAGAGACTGCTGCACAAACAAAACGATATTTAGGATTATTTATTGCATTTATAATTGCTGTCTGAGAACTATTAGGTTCTATGCCTAGTAAATCTAGATATCCTTGTATAGGCAGTTTTACAAATCTATCCTCAGAAGGAATATCCATTAAGTATTTACTTTCTATGTCTGTTCTGCTTATTTCTATCAATGTATTGTCTCAGGTGGGAATATTTCGGAATCCTCAGAATTTTCCAATAAATCTGAGTCTAGCAAGAGGCTATATAAATAACAGTATGAAGCTGAAATATGTTTTAGTTTTTCTTCTGCAGGAGTTAAATTTCTTTTTTCTTCTGCATTCATTAATTGACTTAAAAATTTATTAGCATGAGTTACATTTTCCTCAAGCCATAACTTTCTTCCATTTACTTTCATTTTCTACGTTTTAGTCCTCTAGTATATTTTTGTGATTTCGGAGGCATCTTTTTTGAGCCTCCTTTACCTGCCCAGAACACTTTATTTGCCCAGTAAGCCGCGGACGACTTACCTTTGGCAATATTTCTTCTGTGTCTGGCTTTAAAGCTTTTTCTAGCTTCGGGACTGTAATTATGCCCCATGCCTTGTGCACCAAAGCGGATAATTTTTACTTTTCCGCCAACTCTAACTCCTACTACAGCTTTCTTTGTTCTGTGTTTAGGTGTTCTTTTAGGTTTATTAAGTCTAGACAGCCCAGCTTTTTTGAGCCTTGCTTTTTCTGCTTTTGTTAGTGCCATGTTTCTTATTTATAGCAAATTTCTTTACTACTTTATCAAGTCTTCCTGACTTCATAAGTTTATTTATTTCTTTAAAGATATTATCTTCTTCTCCTTCTCGATAATAGTTTTCCAGGAGTTTTCTTTCCAAACTTTGCCCTTTTAGGGTTTACTGTTTTACCAAATCTTGGTCCAATTGCTTTAGGAGCTGCTCCGTAAAAACCTCCTGCTTGTGTTGTAGGAGACTTAGTATTTACATATGCTCCTGCTGCCGCATTTAAGTCTCGAGTTAGTCCTCTTTTTAACTTATGCTTTCTTAATTTTGAAGTGCCGTGAACACTTGGTCCGACTAAAAATCCTGACATTTTTCTGTTCCTGTTTACTCTATCGAGTACTTTGGCTTATCAGCCTGTTAATGAGAACTGTATTAGTATTAGTTCTCGGTAATTTTAATAATTTTTGGAGAGTTCTACCCCATTCTATTTCTTCAAGTACAGCTATCTTTAATCTCTGTGAAAGAGCTAAAGTTTTTTGTATATCGGTAATTAGGTATTTTTTCTCCATTGCTAGTCCTGTTTGACTTAGCTAATGTATTTTAGCTTTTAGCTTTTCTTTCAGCTGCCATCAGTTTGTCTTTGATGTCTACTGAACCATCCCAGTTTTTATCTTTTCCTGAAACGATGTTTATAAATTGAGTCCATTTGACTTTAAGCCACTCCATTTATTTTCTCCTTCTTTTTGTATAAGTCCTCACTCTAGTAGGTTTGCCGCCGACGCCTTGAGCTTTTGCTCTTTTTCTTCGTACCGCAGACTTCTTTTGTGCTTTACTCATTGTT